GGCCCTATAGTGATGGTGCAAGTTGAATCAAGAGTGCCAGTATATTTGAGGAAGAGAGACCGGCCCGGATCAGAAGCCCCGTCAGCAATAGTAGTAGTATGAGTATCAGCATTAGTCGTAATAGCTTCTGTGCCAAAACTAAATGCCTCACCTATCAACTCAAGGTTGGTATTTGTACTGGTTCCCCAAGTGCCTGCCTCATCACCAGTGGCAATCTCTTTGAGCCGTAAATCGTTAACGTAAGTTGCCATTTATCTTCTCCGACTTTTCGTCTTAGGCTTTGGCTTGCTCATAGAGGCGACATGCTTCTTGAGCGTCTCAGCTTGCTTCTTGTGCGTCTTAGATGCCTTCTCTAAACCCTTAATAACCTTCTTTACTTTGCGTACCATTAGGCTACCTCTTCCCAGTTGGGTGTTTGAGACGTTGATACAGTTGACCAACTAGGTGTTTGACTTGTTGAAATAGTTGCCCAGCTAGGCGTTTGATTGTCATCAACAAGCCCCCATACATTTGATGTGCCAGTGGCCCCAGTTCCTTCAACACCCGTAACAGATACATTTGCATCAGCTGTAACAGTGACGTTGCTGACCGCTCCAATGCCTTCAACGCCTGTTGGAACAATCGTTTGGCCCAAGCCGATAGTGACTGTACCAATTTGACCAGTGCCGGATACACCTGTTGGAGAAACGACTGCGGTACCAATAACCGTAACTGTTCCGACTGCACCCGTTGCTTCAACACCTGTAACGGAGACATTCGCATCGCCAGTGATCGTAACCGTGCCAACAGCGCCCGTACCCGCAACGCCAGTGACCGAGGCGTTTGCATCAGCACTGATCGTAACCGTACCAACCGCTCCAGTACCAGAAACACCAGTAACACTAACATTCGCATCAGCGGATACAGTAACCGTTCCCGCAGATCCAGTGCCTTCAACACCCGTGACAGAGACGGTAACACCCGTTCCTTCGATGATCGTGACGGAGCCGATTGACCCTGTTGCAGAAACGCCTGTGACAGTGACATTTGCGTCTGCGCTGACTGTGACAGTCGTGACCGCACCAGTGCCTTCAACACCAGTAACGACGACAGGGTTAGCCTCGCCCCACGGGCCATCACCCCAAGCGCCTCTGCCCCACCCATTAAGATCTGCCACACGCTACTTCCTGTATCCAGCCGTCTTCTTGGCTATTTTTTTGGGCTGCTTGGAGTGTTGCTTGCCTTTTTTTGTGTCTGCCCTCTTCTTTCTGGAAGTGGCAGCGTACTCCTTGTCCGATAAAGCCTGTCTAGCCTTCTTCGGGAGATACCTTTCACCTGTCGCCTTCTTTCCTTGTGTAGACGGTTTACCTGACTTGGTGCCCCAGTCTTGCTTCGTCCACTTCTTAAGGCTCTTTTGAGGCTTCTTCAATGGCATTACTTGTAACCACCGCCTGCATCTTTATAAGCCTTGGCTAACATTTGAGCTTTACGCGCCGACCACTGCCCCGGCTTGCCGCCTTTGCTTCCAGCCTTAATCCTATTGAATTGACGCTTACGCATCTCAGGCTTGGTGTAGTTTCCAGCCTCGTTAACTCTAGACTTTGACTTCTTTTTTGCAGGCTTCTTTGCCGCTGGCATCTTAGGCAATCCTTATAATCGCGTTACTTGCATCAGCGGTAGGGAACTGAATAGTAAAATCACCAGCGGTTGATGTCTTGTCTCCACCAAACGCAAGGCTACATACCGCAGGGTCTCCAGAAGCTGAGTCATTAAATATCAGCGCCCCGTTTGCCGTAATTGTGCTGCTAGAGAATGTCAGGTCAGCAAAGTCTGTAAACGCTGTTGTGCTCGAGGTTGTTGGGTCAACACGGGTCAGTGCGGCACCTTTAGCTGTATAGCCCGTACCGGATACCTCATTGGATGTCGTATACGCAGTTGTGCTTGCATTTAAAGTTGCAGAGCTTGTGTACAGGGCCAGATTAAAGGTGCTTCCACCAGTGTTTTTGAAGTTGTGTACCGCCTCCATAAGCTCTTTCTTGAAACTTGTACACATTGCACTCGTAATAGACATTATAGTCTCCTAATTATATCAGCCATGTCTTTATGACCTTGACGATCTAGTTCGGCAATCAGCGTTGTTCTGTCGCTATTTATCGCCTCTTTAATGTATCTCAAGACTGTAACTTTAACAGCCTCTTGGAATTCTTGTGCCTGCTCTGCTATGACGGGATGACAATTGCCCCCTACACTAACAATACTGTCTGCGGCTGACTTGGCCCAAAACTCAGGGCTATGACCGCCATTCTCGGTCGCTGTAACAATAACGCTGCCAACTTCCATAGAAAGCATTATCTGTTGGCCCTTACGGCTCCAGCCCTATAGCTATCAGTAGTGTTGTAACCCTCACCAAGAGCTTTTAACTCTTCTAATGCCTCGTTATACCTTGTCGCATAAAGCTGCATTAAGTCTGGATCTCCCTTCAAGAAGGTATAGGCCTCCACTAAGCAGCCATAAAGCAGAGCATTTTCTGCGTTTGTGCCTAGCCAGCTTGTACCGTCACTAGCAACGGTAATTGACTCAGGCTTGTAGAAATAATGTATTTCAGCAGAGTAGTTCGCGTTTGGTGTTGGGCCTAGAATAAAAGCTTGCTCGTTAAACAAAGCGTAATGCTTTGGCACCCCTGTCGTAGAAGCCACAGGGTAAGCCTCCCTAATAAAGTTAACGTCCTTACGAATCAGAAACTCATAACCGCTGTTATCTATTGACAGAGAATACGTTGCCAAAAAGTCAGATGGCACCGCTAAGTACTGGTTGGACTGAGTTGTTGTTCCTGTAGCGTTCTTCCTAAAGTCAGGTAGCTGAACCGATTTGAGTATTCTTTCTTCTGCCTGCGTAATAATGGTTGGCAGGTCAGCAACAAATGTAGATTCGTTTGACTCAACGTAGTCCTGTATTGCTGTTTTTAGCGTCGTGAATGTAAATGCCATCAGCTTGTACTCACGGTTACTATTCCAACGCTACCAAACATATCCAAGCCAACCTGCCCGACTGGGTTAAAGGAGGCTAACAACCTGCTTTGATCCAAACCTTGATCTGGTCTTGGGTTTCTCAACGCCTGCGGATCGTCCATGCGAATCCTACCAAGCTTAAGCTGTGGTTGATCTGGGCTGTTAACGTCACGACCAACCAAAAAACCAGTGGGCCTGCCGTTTACGATTTGAGGCACAAGGTCTTTTAGCGGGTATCGAAAGCCCGTTAAGTCGCAGTAACCGAATGCATGTTTACCACTAGCGTAAGCGCCCATACGTTAAAACCCCGGTGCTATGTAAATAGATGCTTTCTCTCTGTCGGCATCAGCAGCTAAGTTCCACTGCTCCTCGTAATCAGCCTTCAACACTGATGACCTAGACGCTGCATTTGGAAACTTAAGGCTTAATTGATAAGACAGCCCTGCAACCAAGCAAGGCAAGAACCTAGCTGGTACGTCCATATTGTTTGAAGCCGCAGAGCCTGCATCATCGATGCGTTCTAAATAGTAATAAACAAACGTATAGGACGCGCTGTCTGGCACAGGCCAAAGGTTAACCGTGATCTGTGCTGGTGCTTTGTCTATCTGATACTGCAAAGGCTTACTTTGTGTAAGCTTGTTTGACAAATGAGCGTACTGACTTACAGATATCCTGCTCAATGTTTGATCTTGTTGGCTAGAACTGTCACCCGCATTGGTGCGAACAAATGCTTCTATGATGTCGAATATCTTTGCATCTAGTGCGTAAGCAGACGTTCCTTCAGTAAGGGCTTGCGTACCCTCTTTGACCGTCCACAGGTTTAGGCCTCTGTTCTGCCATTCCAGCATAAGCAGGTTAATGCTTCGTCTAGCCGTGCGATAATCATAGCCACTACGAAGCTCTAAACCGGCACGCTCAAACGCCTCCTCCATAGCATCAGAGAGGTCTAGGTTGAATGCATATGTGCCGCTAACAGCCATCTAGATTATCCGACCTTTGGTCTTGCCCCTAATAGCCATGCCATCAATAGACTTTACCTTGCCGCCAGCTTTCATCCCGTCCATGCCGCCAGTACCGCCTGTGGCAGACATGATCTTTTGCATGCGCTGTTCTTCAGCAGCATCGGCGGCTTCTCTTTCTAACCGTCGATCTTTCTTCTTATCTCGTCTGTTTTTTAGATATCCAGCAAGAGGGCTTATTGCAGCTAGAGGCTCTTCTGCAATGAGTCCGACCAATCCACCGCCGAGTATCCCAAGATCTTTCTTTCCCATTACGGCCTCCTAGCCTTCTGCTTCTTTTTAGAAACACGCTTCTTTTTAGATGGCGCGTTCTTAATTTGTTTGCCCATTTGCGCTCGACTAATCGCCATCAGCCTCTACCAAACTTTTGTTTTTGAGATTTAGGGGGAGACTTCTTGCTGCCTCCCTTGCCACTCCAAAA